CACTCCGGACCAGTGCTCGGTGATTCGACATCCGGACAACCCGCTTCGCCTCACCGGGCTCGTCTACCAGACACAAGCCGGAGACTTCATCGTGTGGACGGAGGACGACCACAAAGTCTTCGACGCTGGCTGGGTGGAAAAAAGGAAGCCGGACGGCGAGCCTTATGTCAACGACTACGGCATCATCCCGTTCGTGCTCGCTCACGCAGTCTTCCCAGACCGAGGGACGTGGCACGAGAAGGACGCGAACGGCCTCAAAGCGGCGACCTTGAACCTCGGGATGGCAAAGACCGACTACAATCACAAGAGGCATCTCCAGAGCCACAAGCAAATGGTCTTCACCGGCGTCGGCAACCAGTCGGGAGTCGGCAAGAAAGCAGCCAGTGACCCTTCCTATGCGATTCTTCTGAAAGACCAGGGAGCCTCGGCGTCGGTGCTCGACCTCCAAGGCAACCTCGGCGAGCACCTGAACAGCATCATCAACGACGCAGCTCAAACCTTGTCGCTCTACGGAATCAACCCGGGAGCGGTGAAGGGCTCCCTCGACGCCTCTTCCGGCTATGCTTTGTCCATAAAGCTCACCGACACCGAGCGAGTGTGGAAGCAACAGAGAACACTTTGGGAAGCGTGGGAGCGTCAGTTGTACGAAGTCTCACGTCGCGTGGTCGAAGTCGATGGACAAGACACACTCCCGGAGGGACGTCTCGTCTTCACTTGGCCCTACATCGGACCACAGCAAGACAAGAACGCGGACGCCGAATACTGGCTCAAGCTCCTCGCTGCCGGAGTGACTTCGGTCCCGGAGGTGAGGCGCAACCTCTTCCACGAGTCACCGGAGCAGCTCGCCGAGTGGATGACCGAGGCGGAGATGTACACAGCAGCGACTTCGCCAATCGCTCCTCCGGTCATTCCGTCGCCGATTGCAATCGTGGACCAGCAGCTCGAGGAGACGGTTGAGGCATAATGGACACACCGAAGCAAATCCTCACCGCAGCGATTCAAAACGACGCTGCTCTTGACGACCTCCTCGCAAAGTATGCGGGAAGGTTGCGTGGATTGAAGACGCAGCTCGTCGCTTTCATCCGTGCGAATCGTGGTGCGGATGGCAAGGTTGCGGTTGCTCTCAACAGTTACAACCTCCTCGAGCAAGAGCTGGCTCGAGCTGGGTTCGCTTCCTTCTACGATTACGGAGATTTGTTTGACCAGGCTGGAGAGCTTGCGCTCGAGCAGGTCGCCGACATCCCGGAGAGCCAGCTCATTCTCCAAGCCTCGAGACAGTCTCTCGCAGCTGCTCTCTCGGAGACGACTGTCGACGTCAACCGGCAGATTCAGAGCCTCGGGAATGGCATCGTGCAAGCTCTCAAAGCGGAGATGGAGATTGCGACTGTGATTCCTCGGCCCCTGTCCGGAATCGCTGCGAATATCAGCAGCGCAACAGGGCTCGCAGAGGGACGAGCGAGGACCATCGTCAACACTGCGCTGGCTTCGATTCAGAGAGGCGTCCACGCACGAGCTCTCGACTCGCTGGTGGCACAAGGCGTCGAGATGTTCCTTTACTACACCGGACCTCTTGACGGTAAGACGCGACCCTTCTGCAAGCCTCTCGTTGGGAAGGCGATTCGACAGGTCGACACGGCGAAGCTCTCTCCGGGTCGTGGTCTTACCTTTCGACGGAATGGTGGCGGATGGAACTGTCGACACTCCTCCATCCCTGTCACTCGAGGATGGATTGAAGCGAACAGCGTAGACGTGGCCTCCGGAGCCGACATCGCAAAAGCAAACGCAGGAGCGAAGAGATAATGGCAAGACGAGCAAAGCCGCCACAAAGCGCAGTCAACGCAGCAAAGAAGGCTCTCCGCTGGCGAGACGAGCACGGAAGAGACCAGGTCAAAGGAGCGACTCGCGTCGGATGGACGAGAGCAAACCAACTCGCTCGAGGCGACGAGCTCACAGAAGAGACAGTCCGCAGGATGGCGGCGTTCTACCGTCACCGAAAGAACGCGACGGTCGCCGAGGAATACAAGGCGACGCCTTGGAGAGACCGAGGCTATGTTGCGTGGTTGACGTGGGGAGGGACGACCGGAGTGAACTGGGCTCGACGTAAGGTCGCACAGTGGAACAAGGAGGACGAGAAGGGATGAGCAAGTTCGTCTTTGACACGACAGCCTTCGCAAACAGCGTCGAGGAAAAGCTCAAAGAAATCTCTCCGATACTCGCCGAGGTGATGGGGAACGCGCAAGTCGCCAACAACCAGCTCCGCCTTGACAACGGAATCGGAGTCGACGACAAGAAGATGAAGCTTTACTCTCGACAGTACGCTCTCGAGCGAGAGGCTCGAGGCGAGCGCATCGACGTCCGCAACCTTGTCCAGACCGGGAGGATGCGCGGAGGGATGGCTCTCCAGAAGGTCGAGAAGACTTCGACCGGAGCGGTCGCGACGATTGGATTCAGTGATGCACGAGCTCGAGAGCTCGCTTTTTACAACCAGCAGAGGACACCATTCTTCGGCATCTCACCGAGCGACGCCACATCGCTCGACGCAATTGGGCAAGCCGAGGCAAAAAGATTGCTTGAGGGAGGATAAGATGGCAGAACTAGAAGAACAGACGAACGGAATCGAAGTCGAAACCACGACCGCTGCGACGGAAGTCGCGAGCGAGTCGCACGACAATCAGACGACGCCTCCGGTCGATGACAATTACAACACTCTGAAAGAGAAGAACCAGGCTCTCGAGCAGCAGCTCGCAGAAGTCTCGAAAGTTCTCGCAGAACTAAAGGACCACACCGGCTTCGGAGAAGGCGACGAGCCAGAACCCGAACCCGACACTGTCAACCCAGAACTCGCGCAGTTGTCTGAACAAGTCGAAGGATACAGGGAAGTAATGCAAGCACACGTTGACGCTTCCCTTGAAGACCTTCCCAAAGAACAGCAGACACTCATTCGAGAGCTTGGCGGTGAGGATCCGCTCGCGCAATTCCGCGCACTGTCCCGGCTTCAAAAAGCGGGAATGCTTGCAACAAAGAACCCGAAACCAAAAAACCAACGCGGCTCACATCAAGGTCGAGTCGACTCCGGCACAGCGCAAGGTCGACCGGCGACGCTCAACGAGATCCGAGCGGAAGCCCGCAAAGACCTCTTGAACCTGTGACCAAAGGAATAAAAGATGGCAACGTATAACCTCTCCGCATACAGTAACATTCTGCGCAAACGATACGACAGAATGATCACCGACGCAGTGACCCTCCGTGGTCCCGGTAACTTTGAAGCAGACCAGCTCGGTCTCTTCCAACCTCAGACCTTCATGGAGTTCTTGCGAGCGAACGGTCGCATCTCCATCGGTGGAAGCCTCGACGCTGGGAACAAACAGTGGCCCGTCCGCTCCGCTGGTGGCTCCGCTTCGTCCTACTCCGCCGAAGACCCGATTCCCTCCTCCGTCACCGATACCTATGCACAAGCCTCCATCGCTTGGGCGCGTACTCGGAACACGATGGAAATCGACAACCTCGCTCTCGAAGTGTCTCGAGGTGAGCGCGTGGTCGGCGACATCGACGCCTTCCTCGTCTCCTACGAGAACAAGGTGAAGGAGCTCTTCTCCTCCCTCGAGGACCAGCTCGCAGGCAACGGGACCGGGAACGACATGGACGGCTTCCGCTCCTTCCTCTCCGATTCCAACACTTACGCGGGGATTGACCAGGGAGCGAACGCTTACTGGCAAGCAACCGAAGTCGATGGTGGAGCTGTTGACGTCACTCGCGCAAAGCTCAACGAAGTGATCCGCGACATGGACGTGAAAGGGAGCCGACCGACTCACATCCTCATGGGAATGACTCAGGCGCAAAAGTACGCCGAGCTCTTCACCACTGGCATCCAGTACCCCGGCGGAGCGCAGGGACAGTCGCACGTCCTTCCCTCGTGGCAAGGAATCCCGGTGGTGGTCATCAACACCATGAACGCTTCCGGTCGTGGTTGGGACGAGATCTTCTTCGTCAACGTCAACGACCTCTCCCTCGAGTTCGTTCCTTTCCGTGGAGCTCCCGCAGAAGGAATCGACGCCTCTTCCCAGACTTACTTCGGCGCACCGGTCGGAATCGACCACGAGCCAACCGGAAAGGACAAGCGACAGCTCGTCGTCAAAGCCTATCACCGGTTCTACGCTCACAACCCGAAGAAGCACGGCGTCCTGATGAACCTGCAAACTTCCTTCTAAGAACGAACAACATTTGGAGAATGAATCATGGCAATCACAGTCACTCACAACGCAATCAACAAAGGGACCGGAGTGTGGCCTTCCGAGATGCGAGTCAGCCTCGGCGAGATCCCTGGTCCTGCTTCCTATGCAACCGGTGGATTCGTGGCGGAAGCAGCCTTCGACTTCGAAGTCGCTCTCGCTCAAATCAGCGGCGCAATCGTCACCAGCGACGCAGGCTACACCGCCACCTTCAACGGCGACTACGACAAGATCCTTGTCTACGATGGCGCGACTCAGGTCACAGCTGCAACGAACCTCTCCGGAGTTACGTTCACTGTGGTCTTGCTGACCGCTGACGTCGCATAACAACCTATCTGTGAGGGAGCAAAAGCAGATGGACAACAACACAAACCCACTCGCAACGCTTGAAAAACACAAGAGACTCCAGTGGTTCAAAC